GTCTGCCGTCTACGTAATGGTTTGCGCGGATTTACAAAATTCGGATCACTTGATCCGGTCGAAGACCTCTGACGATTTTTCAACCGCTTCGAGGAAATCTGATAAGACCTGAGCCTGACCTTGGAGTCGGTGTATGCGGTGCGGTTCCTCTGCAACCATCAAGGAGGTTTTAGTCTCCTCGAGTTTTGTGCGAAACAACGCCAACAAGGACTCGTTTTCTTGCAGCTTGCAGCGAATCAACGCTTGCATGTGCTGTCGGTCAGGCTTTTGGCCTACAAAAATCTTCATGTGTGGATTCTATACAACAAATTCACAAAAAGTCAAACACGTGGACGCATATAGTTCGATTCCGCGCCGCCGACTTGCGACCCGTCAGGCAACATGTTCTTCGGAGCAGGGCCCTGAGTAGCCCCCGGAGCGCCGCCTTGGAGCTCGCCTGCAATCTGGGCTAGTTGCTCTTGGAGCTGCGCGTTTTGCTGTTGCAGCGTCTGCATAGCTGTCAGCGTTGGGCGATCCGGCACGATGCGGTTCACGTTGCCGCTCAGGTTGCGGGCCTGCTCGCGCAGGAGCTCCGCTGCACCATCCATACCGACGATCTGCTGCGCCACCGGGCTGTTGAGCACGATCTGCAAGAACTCGTTGCGGCGAACTGCCTCAGCTTCCTTGACCACCAAGCTGGTTGCGCCTTTGGCCACGGCTTTGACGTCACCGATCAGGTCTGGGTCTTTGCTGTAGCGCAGGTTGTCTTGGTACAGGCGCTCGATGGACGGCACGATCACACTGCGGTCGATGTTGCTGATAACTTGCTTGATACCCTTGCCAGCGTTCGAGATCAGCATGGACAAGCCGGACGACGTACGACCAGCGCCCGGCGAGCTTTCGCCCGTCATGTAGCGTGGGATCATGGTGTCTTCGTCAGCGCGGGCGCTGAACTTTTCAAACACAGCCATGAGTTCGTTCGCGTTACTCTGTGGCTGGAAGAACGTCAGGGGCTGCGAGCCGTCGTTGAACTCAGAGCTCTGGAACTGCCAGATTTTCCAAGGGTACATCTCGGTGATGTCTTCGCCCGGTGGCAGGCGCGACACGTTCACACCGACTTGAGGGCCGGAGCTGATACCCATGTTGTTGGCCAAGCTGCGAGCGGCGGCGTTCACCATGTTCTGCGAGTCGCGGCACAGATCAGCCACACCTTTACCAGCTACAGCGCCGGGGACTTTCTCATACGACGTCACGTAGTACGGCTTGCGGCCCAGCGGGTCGTAGTTCAACACAGCGCGGATCACAGTCGAGCCGACCAACCACACCTCACAGGGGTAGTTCAGGTCTGGGTCAGGAATCTCTTTCTTCGACAGGCCCCAAGCCAGCAAGTCGCTACCCTTGACGCTGTCCCACATCTGCAGGGCGTCGATCAGGTCTGTCGTGAAGATGGTCTGGGTAGTGTCTTTGCCCTCAGCCGTAGCTTGGGCGCTGTCAGTCCACAGCCACTCGTTCAGATTGCCCGACTCAAACGAATTGAGCACTGAGCGGATGGCGTCGTCGTTGTATCCCGGCACGCCCATCAGGGCTTGCAGGTCGTCACGGGTCATGCGGTGACGCTCAACGATGAAACCATCCTGAATGTCCGAAGACCATGGGGCCCAGTACAACATGAACGGGTCAACACGCTCCCACTCGTTGCGGATTTCTTCCGATGGAACCAGCTCGCCGTTCTGCCAAGCCAGTGTCTTGCGCTTGCGCTTGACCGGCCCCTTGAGCACGGCGTATGGGAACGTCACCACGTCGTCCAAGAACGCGTTCAGTGCATCAGTCCAACCGCCCTCGATGAGCTGGTCTTCCATCTTCAGTTCCATGCGGTCAACACGGTCGTTGGCCTCTTCACGCAGCTTGCGCATGGCTGCGTCTTTCATCTGCATGGCTGCTTCGCGCAACTGCGTCGGGTCTGGAGGGGCCATGCCCTGCTCCATCATGGCTTGCAACTGCTGCTGCATGCCCGCCATCAGCTCTTGGAGCAGCTCTGGCGGCAGAGTTGGCTCTGGGGTAGCCTCAAGGCTCCACGGCTTGTCAGAGCCCGTTCCAAGCAGGGTATCGCGCAACCAGCTGGTAGCGGCGCGGCATTTCACAGAGGTCAGCTGGATGTAAATCTCAGAACCACCTTGGCGCTTGATGTCCGCCAGTTTGTCTGGGTCGTACTCACCGCTGCGCTGGCGCAAGCACTGCAGCATGCGCTCCTCAATAGTCCGTTTGGCTTCGCGTGCAGACTCCCAACGCTTGCGTGCATGAGCGGCCAAGCCCTGAATAACAGGAGTAGCCTGCATCTCAGAGTTGCGTTTCTGGGATTCGCGCTCCAAATCGGAACTGCGAGCGACGGGTATGAGCGCGATGCCTGTGGCCATATTGGCTCCAAGAGAATATTACCTAAATTGTACCCTGCAGGGCGCTGTGGTCAAGAGTACGAGTATCCGGACTTCTTGATCTCCCGCCTGCTCGTGTTCAGCGCCGCACCGCGTACGTTCATGTCGATGATGGAGTCTGCGTACTGGTTGGCGTCATGGACGTGCGAAAACGCGTTCTTGTCCGGCTTGTCCTCCATCTCGCCGCTCTTCTTGATTTTGTAACGGTACCCGTACCGAAAACCCTTGATGAGCTGTGTGCAGGATGGGTCGATGATGTACATCGCCTTGCCTTCCAACTGTTGCACAAGCAAACGTTCAACCGCCTGAACGCGCTTCTCGGGGTCGTTAGTTGGCGGTCGCTGACATTTGAACCCGGCCTGTTTGACAACATCCACCAGCGACATTTCACCCTGCTGCTGCTTGGCGTACCCGGCTGGGTCTGGCGCTACTAGGAACGAGCACCCCTGTAGATTGTTAGCAATGAACGGGTTCAGCTTCGTCCGCAGGAACGTCTCGATGCCCATGTTCTCCGACGTCAGCTCAGCCAGAGTCACTACGCGCCCACGGGGGTCGCGCTGCTTGAACACTGCTGCCGGTGTGCGCCCGAAGTCCAGACCGATGACGACCGGATAGTCCTGACTGCGGATCGGCTTGATCCTGTCCTTGGACACGTGGAACTCATGCGTGAACGTCTTCTCGTACACCGGGGTGCCGGACAGGCTGCGCCCGTATTCTGACCGCAGGTACACCCGCAACCAGTCCTCAGTCTTGCCGGGGATGATGTTGGGGTAATACTGTTTGGGCAAGTGGTTGTAGTTGTCGCACTCAGGGTTGACTGCCCACTCGTTCTCGTCCTTGTCCAGCAGCACTTCCTCCGGCTCCTCGCCGAATCGCTCAAGGTACACCTCTGGCTTGATGATCGCAGCAGGCTGTTTGTGGATCGCCCAGTTGCTCGGTGGGTTCTCCATCTTGTCGTGCCACCACGTGTCCTCGTCGGGCATGTTGGTGTCGAACAGCGCACACGACCGGGTGGGCCCACCGTCCTTGGCCGACGGGTATCGGTTCAGACGTGACAGCAGGCCGTCGACAACTTCGCTGTTGAGCTCTCGGCTCTCGTTCCCCCACAGGAACGTGGTCTCCAGTGACAGCGCCTTACGCACGTCGTCCGGGGTATCCAGTGGAATGAAAATCCATTCCGACTCGACCTGAGTACCATCGGGCAGTTTGGCCATCAGGATAAACGTCTTCTCCACAGCCTTCCAGATACCAGCCTCACCGGGCGGCAGCCAGTCGAACACCGTCTTACGTGTCGTCAGCGCCAGCTGGTCAGCCGTGTTACGCACGATGATCGCCCGGGTCTTGCGTATACCCTTGGCGTTAGGCGCTTGACCGCAGGCTAGGCGCACCAGCTCATGTACACACGTCACCGACTTGCCGCCACCCACTGGGCCTGCCAGCACCCGGACGTAGGATTCATCCAGCATGTAGTTACGCTGGGTCTCGGTCGGTTTGTAGGTGCTGCTCATCAGTTCAAATCCTCGTAGTTCCACTGCTGCCCACACCCGGGGCAGTGGATTCTGTCCGGCAGCAGGTTAAACAGCTGGTTGCCGCAACTCACGCAACTCCACACTTGCGACCCCGGAGCCGGGGACACGTCAAACACATTACGCCCGCGCATACTTTTACATTCGGGGCACTCGAACTCCGTGGTGCCGGGCAACCACACGGCACTCCACTGGTGGTTACAGCCTTGGCAGTACAGCTGACCAGCTATGTGCTTTTCACGCTCCTGCTTGGCTTTGTTGAAGTCAATTACGTCAGTCATCGTCGTCTTCCATGCAGTCTTGGATCAACTGCGCTTTAACAATGTCAAGGCAGCCAAGTGCTGTCGGCAACATCATCGTGTCGTCGTATTTGTGGACAACAGCCAGCAGTTCGTCTACCAGCCCCTGCGTCAGGTTTCCCATGTAGTTCATTTCTTCAGTGTCGCTGCGTTGGTCTTGGCGTTGTACTTGTAGTCACTGGGCTTGTTCTTACCGTCCGAGTATCTGGACTCCCGGTCCTTGGCACGTCCGTCGTTACCCAAGTCCTGACGCTTCTTACCCGCCGCAGTCAGCTCACCGCTGGGCTTGATGTGACCGCGCTTAACCAACAGGCCGTGCGCGATGCCGCTGGCGTTGTCCTCACCCCGAGCAGCGATCTGACGTGTCAGTCTGGTTTCCAGTTTGGATTTAGGCATTCTTGATCTCCTTGACCTCTGCGTCCAGTGTAACGGGTGTGAGGGTCTGCTGGTTACTCAGGGATATGGACTGGCCACCGCCCAAGTCGATGCTGATACTGAACCCCGGCCCAGTGTCCTTGACCTTTTCCTCCTTAGGCTCCAGACCTGCGGCCTTGATGAGCGTCTTCAGGACTTCGTGCTTCTGGTTCAAGCTGGCATCGCCGGACGCCGCAGTGACGTACACCTGATCGAGCAACTCCCCGGCCATCCATGCTGCCTTGGCTTTGAACGTGACGCCGTTTTTCTCGTACTCGGACCGTTTGACCTGAACCTGCAGCTGGAACCACGGCTGAGCGGCCAACTCTTGGTACTGCTCGATTGACAAGCCGTGGCGACTGGCCACGACGAGCTCGTCTTCCAACCCCAAGGCTACTGAGGCCAACATCTCTTCGCTGATCTGCGGGAACGAGACGGTTTTGGGCTTGTACTCCAGCGGGGAGTCGTCCAGATTGGTGTCGTTAAGCGACATTTGCGGTCTCCGAAGTGGCTTTTTGAGCTTTTTCCACGGCTTGCAGGTACTTTTCCATGGCAATTCTGGCCATTTCTGCAGAGGAAACGCCCTTTTTAGCGGCCAATTTCTTGTAGTTTTCGATGAGTTCAGGGGGCAAAAACAGGTTCCAGCGCTTCATTTTTGGTCCTTAAAAGGTGTGTATACACACATTGTAGGGGTGTTTTTTGCGTTTTTTAGGTGTGTATACACACATTGTAGGGGGTCTATGGAGTTTAAGGGCCTCTATGACGGGAAGGCTATACTTTTTTATGTTTATTTTAGTATTACTACGTGTGTATACACACCTTTTTATTTTTTCGTCATGCAATGTGCGTGCGTCGTAAGCAGACCGGGGCGGGGGTGGGGCCTCGGGGGGCCTGTGGGGGGTGCCTCGACTACCAAGGTTGCCTACTATGTAGCGACCCTGATTACCAAGGTTGCCTACATTGAGCGGTAATCGTGCCGTTCGCTCCATGTGAGATTGTTCTTTACCGACTAGCGCCTGATCTCCGGGGATGGTGCGTGCGGAAACCTCAGGGTGGATGCGGTCGCATGGTAAGGGGCTTTTGATGGAAACCCGATCATTAAAAATTTGTATTGGAATCCCTTGTCAGTGGCGTGACAGGGCGCGTGTGAATAGTCGAAGGCACGCAATCGCATCTCATTTTCGTGAGTTTGTGGAAAAGGGCGAGTTAACCCAGTAACGCTTAAGTATGCGCTGTCCATTGGCGGGCAACATACAGGGCGGACGCATTGTCGTGAGGCAACCCGTGACTGAATGACTAGGCCATCCACAAAATCGAATATCTGAGCATCTGCGGGACGGACTAGGCAAGAACCCTAGAGTCAGACGCGGCGTTGAATCACGCCCGCAGGTAATGGCCACCTACGTACAAGGGTCATTGAGGTCACGGGTGGCACCAAGAACATAAAGCCACATAACCAATTCAACCTATAGCTCATTGTCACCAGTGGGCTATGTGGTGCATTGTCACCGTTCAATCATCCAACACAAAGGAAACATCATGGAACTCGCAACTTTCACACCCGCATTGGTCAACGTGTACGGCAAAACCAAGACTGAGCGTCAACTGTCAGTCGTGCAAGATTCAAGCCCATACACCAAGATGGCGCTCGCCAATGCCAAGGGCAAAATGGGTCAAGCCGCCCGTAATGGCATCGCTAATGGCGGTCTGGTGGCTTTGGCTAAGCAGGCCGCGTGGCCTTCATGCAACTACCGCCCAGTCGGTGAATACTTCGCCGCCCAACTTGGCGAGCCAATGGTCATATCGAAC